CAATTGCTCAAAGTGCACCGGCTAATAACTCAAACGCTCCAATTACGCCATTTCAATCCGTTCTCGTTGCTGGAACAATTATCACCACTCAAAGCAGTAGTAGAATTTATTTATTTGGCGTAGAGAGCGACCTGTAAGATGGCTATAATCACAGTCGCTGACGACCTAACCGTCCACGTTGTCTCTGATGACGGCGCGTTTGAATTTTTCCTGCCAAACTATGACCCAGAAACGATGGCAGCTTTTCCATCGGCGAGTGAGGCATACGCTTGCGGAAATAAATACGCAGAAGAAGGCCGCGTATGGCAACCCTACAAATCCCCTGAAGAGCGGGAGCAGGAAAGCAACGAGCAGACCATCGCAAGCAACAAGCCAATCCGCAACGCCAAGTTGGCAGAATGCGACTGGACACAGATCAGCGACGTTAACCTAACTGACGATTGCAAGGCCGAGTTTGCTGCATACCGCCAAGCCCTACGCAATGCGGACATGCTCAACCCAGTATGGCCGGACGCTCCTACTGAAGAATGGGTTGTCTAACAATGGACATGTCATTCGGCCTCGACACGCTTCTCACCGTTGTTGCGGGCATCTTTGCCATCATTGGCGTGTGGACGCAGTTGAGTAACCGATTGGCAATCCTTGAGACCAAGCTGGAGTTTGGTGACGAGAAGTTCAATAGCATCGACAAGAAGTTTGACGAAGTTATGATGCACCTTCGCCGGATCGAAGATAAGCTGGACAACAAGGCAGATCGGTAATGGCGTTTAAGTTAGGCCCACGCTCCCTACTAAACTTTCGCGGCGTGCATCCTGATTTGGTGCGCGTCGTTAAGCGCGCTATCAGCATCTCCGACATAGACTTCACTGTCATCGAAGGGCTTCGCTCACCAGCACGCCAGAAGGAACTGTTCGCCAAGGGCGCGACCAAGACAATGCGCTCACGCCACATTCACGGCTTTGCGGTTGACATCGCGCCGTATGTAGCTGGCAGCATTCGTTGGGATTGGCCGCTGTTTGATAAAATCGAAGCAGCCATGAAGAAGGCAGCCAAGCTAGAGAACGTGCAGATTACGTGGGGCGGAGACTGGAAATCGTTTAAGGACGGCCCGCATTGGGAACTTCCCCACGCTAAATATCCTGATCCGAAATGACGATTAAGGAACTCGAAGCCGTTCTACTTGAACGAGTTCGCGTTTGGTGGAGGCCAGTAACGTGTGTCGGTATCGCTGTCGGCGTTATTGTTAATGCTGTAGCGTTGCCGATGATGACGCGCTCCCCCATATCGCTGACTGATTTAGCGGCGACGATTGCCGCTTGTGCTACTATATTTGCGGTGAGAGAATGGGGCAAAATAAATGGTGCGGATTAATCCATTCATGGGCTATGTGGCGGCAGGCGCTCTTGCTATTGGCCTCGCCTCCGGATGGAAGATCAAAGACTGGCAGTGCGATGCCGCTTATTCCAAGGCTTTGGAAAAGGCTGAAAAGCAACGCCAGCAAATGCAAGGAAAGATAGATGCGGTTTCTACGCTTTACCAAGCCGAACGAGATAAAGCCGATGTCGTGGTCGCCGGAGAGCGAGAAACAATCCGCGAGATATACAAGACTTTGCCTGCTGTTTCTGCTGATTGTGTTCCTGATGTTCGCGTTGTCGGGCTGCTCGAAGGCGGTCTCAGTCGCGCCAATGCCGCAGCCTCCGGCGAACCTAGCGAGTAACTGCCCGCCGCTGCCCTCGATCCCCAACCCACTCGCCGACCCAGAGCGGGCTATATGGGAAGTAGATATATTAGCTAAATATGGGGATTGCGCTCTACGCCATCGCCGAACTATAGAAGCATGGGAAGAAGCTGTAAAAACTTCTAAAAAGTGATATAAGGGCGCAGCGCCTCAAAACGGATAACGGCATGACACTGATCCCTATTTCAATACCACCCGGCGTATACCGCAACGGCACTGAACTTCAGGCCGCAGGACGGTGGTATGACGCCAACCTTGTGCGTTGGCATAACGGGACAATGCGCCCTATCGGTGGATGGCGCGTTCGTACTACGAGCGCCACAAACGGTGTTCCACGTTCTACAATTGCATGGCGTTCAAACGACGGCACACGCCGTCTCGGTGTAGGGACTAACACAAAACTCTACAGCATGACCTCGGCGGGTGCGCTTGTTGACATCACGCCCACCGGATTTGTCACCGGCCCGTCTGATGGTAGCGATAACACCGGCTACGGCGACCTTACTTACGGCAGCTACACATACGGCACACCGCGTCCTGACATCAGCCCAGTTACCGAAGCAACCACGTGGAGCCTCGATACATGGGGCGAGTATCTTGTTGCCTGCGCCACGTCGGACGGCAAGCTGTACGAATGGCAGTTGGACGATGTAGCGCCAGCCACAGTTGCAGCACGCATCACTAACTCTCCAGCGAATTGTGTCGGCCTTTGCGTTACTGACGAGCGTTCGATCTTCGCGCTCGGAGCCGACGGCAACCCGCGTAAAGTTGCGTGGTGCGATCTTGAAAACAACACTATTTGGACAGCCGCATCCACCAATCTGGCGGGTAGCTTTATCCTGACAACGCCGGGCAGCCTTATGTGCGCCCGTCGTGTTCGCGGCCAGACGCTGGTTCTGACGGACGTAGACGCACACGTTGCGGACTACGTTGGCGCGCCATTCGTTTACAAGTTCGAAACCGCAGGCCGGAATTGCGGCATCATCTCCCGCCAAGCTATCGCTGTTCTCGACAACACGGCTGTCTGGATGGGCAACCGTGGCTTCTTCATGTACGATGGTTACGTTAAGCCACTAGCGTCAGACGTAGAAGACTACATCTTTTCAAACATCAACAACTCTCAGCGTTCCAAAATTGTCTGCGTTCCCAATACAGAGTTTGGTGAAGTTTGGTGGTTCTACCCATCTGCGTCATCGACTGAGAACGACCGCTATGTCGTTTGGAATTTCCAAGAAAATCATTGGGCTATCGGTACACTGGCGCGTACTTGCGGCGTTGATAAGACCGTGTTCAACTACCCAATGTGGTGGTCGCCAAGCGGCGAGGTGTACGACCAAGAGTTTGCGTTCGTCCGTCCGGGTGGCGGAGATGTATTCGCCGAGACTGGGCCGATCCAGATTGGTGAAGGCGACCGTGTTCTGCACATCAACGAGTTGATCCCTGACGAGCGGACACAGGGCGATGTGACGGCGACGTTCATTAAGAAGTATTACCCGAACGGGGAAGAGACAACCTACGGGCCGTATTCTTTGGAGAACCCAACGTCGGTGCGCTTTAACGGACGGCAGATCAACATGCGTGTCGATGGCGCACGCAACGTCGATTGGCGTGTAGGCATCATGCGGCTTAATGCTATTCCGGGTGGGCGTCGATGAACCTAAAACTTCCACCACCTCCTGCTCAATACGACCCTGCGTATGAGGCGCAACGTAATCGTTTGATTGAAATGACGATGAATGAGCGGTATGTTCAGGGGCTTGATGTGTTTATCCACCCGCCTGCAAGGTTAATTATGGTCGATGAAAATGGGCATCATGTCGAGATTTATGTAAGTCACTCTGAACAAGTACGGGCACGGCACGTGTAATGGGCTGTCAATTGTTTTATGTTTGTGTTAATAACGATGAATTAGGCGGTCAGTCCGCTTGGGGATTATAATGGCAACTACTACCACGCAAACTCAGTCACTGAATCCTTTCATTCAGGATATTCTGGCGCGTAACTATGGAGCCGCACAGCAAGTTGCGTCCATTCCGTATCAGGCTTATCAAGGTCCGCGCATTGCGCAGTTCCGTCCCGCTGAAGAGCAAGGGTTCCAGACCGCGGTCAACGCTGCAACCCAGCAAGTTGGGATGCCGCAACTTCAGCAAGCCACCGACGTAGCTCAGCGTGCAGCCGGATATTCCCCACAGCAGTTTCAGCAAGATGTCTCCGGTTTCATGTCGCCGTTCCAGACCAACGTCATCGACGCCACGATGGCTCGATTGGCACAGAACCGCGCTGAACGTGACGCATCAACGAAGGCCCAACTAGCCGCATCGAACGCATTCGGTAACGAACGCCGTGGTGTTTACGAAGCGCAGCTTGCAGGCGAAGAAGATTTGAATACGGCTCAAACGCTGGCGAACCTGTATAATCAGGGATACTCGCAAGCCGCTGGGTATGCACAAAATCTGCCGGGTCAGCAGCTTGCGGGTGCACAAGCCTTGTCCGGCTTCGGCCAACAGGCGCTGGGCAATCAGCAGTCTTACGCTGCGATGCTTCAAGGCGCAGGCCAAGCACAGCGCGGCATGGCTCAGCAGAACCTCGACCTTGCATATCGTGACTTCCTCGAACAGCGTGGGTTCCCGCAGCAGCAGCTTCAGACTTTGCTCATGGGTTCGCAGGGTCTTCCTTCCCCAGTCACGCAAACGACAACTCAACCGGGCCAGTCAACGCTCGGCCAAGTTGGGTCGGCTGCGTCCGCTGTTGGTACTCTCCTTGATCTGTTTGGTAAGGCTAAGTAGATGTCGATAAACACCCTACTGCAATCATTGATTCCGAACCGCACTCCTCCGGGTGGCGTTGTGCGTTCTGTTGGGGCTATGCCTTCTGTCGCGCCGGTAGGTGTCATGCCTCCGGCTGCACCAGCCGCACCAGCACAGCCTCAGCTTTCGCCAACGGCAAAGTACATTCAGGATATGCAGGCTCTCATGAGCGGTGGCATCGGCCCGCTATCAACTGGCGAAAAGATTAGCGCGCTTGGTCAAGTGCTTCAGGCCGCAGGTAGCCGTGGCGCTTCCGATCCAGCCGCTGTTCTCCAGAACGTTCGTCAGCAGCAGATGCAAAAGCTGAACGCGCAATACCAGATCGCCCAGATGCAGCAGGCCCAGCAGCAAGAAGCTATGCAGCGTGCGGCTATTCAGAAGTATAAGATTGCGCTGGAACCAGACCAGATTAACGCGCTCGAAGGTTTGCCTCTTGAAAAGCAAGCTGAGAAGGTTGCGGAGATTGCTTTCCGCCAAGATCAGGTTCGTGAAATTAAACGTGATAGTGATGGTAAGACGCGCTACATTTTTGTCAGTGGCAAAAGCAAGCTTGCAGATTTTGATCTTCCAATCGGTTATGAGAAGCTCGACACAGGTAACGGCTTTAAGTTTTATAACAAAGATAATCCGACTGAGTATCTTAAAGACGCATCGGGTAAGGAAGTGTTTGTTCCGCAGCAAATGAACGCATACCAAATTGCAACCCTAGCACAGGATGATAGGCGAGAAGCGCGACTAGCACGCAGCGGTGGTGATGGTGGCAGCGCAACGTCGTTTAGGTTCATAACTACAGCCGACGGTATTGTTGCAGTTGATCCAAAGAACCCAACACGGCAGATTAAGACCGGTCTGAAATCACCGACTTCTGGGTATACGCCAGCAGCACCGCCAAAACCCGCTGGCAGTAAAGCGTATCCATAAAAAGGAGCCTTCATGGCCGAGGAAAAGCCGAAAGGCGAACCAGTATTCCTAAAAATTCCTACCACTGGGGAGACGATCACGCTTCCCGGTGTAACGTCGCTTAGCAGTAACGAAGAACTCAAAGCTGCCGCCGACACGTGGATCGCAAAGAACTACAAAGGCCCACTGCTTGCGGCTCCTGTTGTCGCACGAACGCCAGCAGTACCTTTTGATCAGACGCAAGCCGTTGCCCCGACCGAAGAGATTAGTCTCGTCGCAAACCGGCAACCGGAGCTAAAAGCATATGTTCCCGACACCTATGCAGGAAGCATTCTTGATGCGATTGCTTCCGGTGTTGAGACCGTATCTAATCTGCTTCCGGGTATGACTGAACGCGAGTCTGCCCTGTATAGTTCAGATGTACGTCGCAATATCGAAACTCTGCTCGGCCTTGAGGGAACTGAACGTAGTTTCCGTGATATTGCCGCCGGTCGCGGAACAGGTAGTGACTACTTAGTTGCCGGGCTTACCGCCCTGCCGCTTGCGCCACTCGCCGCTAGGCCAATCGCGGCGGGGGTCCGTCGTATTGCACCGGAGACTAGCGCGGCTATTGGCCGCTTTGCTACTGGCCCTGTCGCAGTTGCGGATGATATTGCAGCAGCGGTTCCCGAAACTGCGCTCACCCCTGAGATGGCCGCAGTTGCCACGCCTGTTGCCCCTACCCCTGTTGTGCCGAGTAAGCTGAAGAAGGCGAAAGCTGTTGAGTTGCCAGAAGTCCCCGTGGCCGCAGCGGCAATTCCAGAAGTTGCGGTAATTCCTGAAGCCGCAGTAATCCCTGAAGCCGCAGTAATCCCTGAAGCCGCAGTAATCCCTGAAGCTGCGGTAGCACCGAAACTTGAAGTTCCGCCTGCGCCGAAAGTTACGGAAGAGCAGGGCCGTGCCGCGCTTCTCAATCTTGAGAAGAAAGACCTTACTAATCCTACAACAAAGTTGCCTGTGAACAAGAAGGTCGCGGACTTTGCGGCAGATTATTTGACGACGGCTAATCTACAATGGGATCGTCAAGTTCCATTTATTGATTTCTTCCGTCAGCATTTCCACGCGGACACCCTACCGCCGGAGATGGTGCAGGACCTATATAAGAAATACGACATCCTCCAAGAAGAAGACTGGATGGAGATCATGACCGGCGTTCGGCAGACAGTCGGCGATGCAGGTCGTACCCTTGCCTATCTCCGAGGTGCATCAAACAAAATCCCAGAAGGCGCGGTTGATATTGCTGAAAAATTCAACAAAGAAGTCCCGCCGCCTTCTCTTTGGGCGCGGTCTGGAAACGCCATTCGTGGAACTTTTATCGTGGAAGCGGCAAAAGTTACCCGCGATATTCTCGGAAGCCTCATAAACGCACCGCTCGATGTGGTAACAAATGTTGCGGACAATGCACTCAATCAGGTTCTTCTAAACCCAGTTCGCTCCGTGGCTGGGCGTCCTACTCGTGACATAAATTATGGTGACGCGTTTGTTTTGTTTTCGCAAAACATAGGCTCAGGCCGACGCCAACAAACACGCGAACTCCTAGACCAATTACAGCGTAATGCGCCTAAAGTATCTCGTGAGTTTCTTGATACTTACAGTGCGGACAATGTGCGTCCGGCGCTGTCTGATAAGTTTTCCAAGGTCGAGAAGGCAATAGACGCTACTAATTTTCTTGGTCGGTGGGCTGACGGCATGACCCGTAAAGCTGTGTTCCCCGCCTTCTTGCGCAGGGCCACTAGCCGCGCTGGGCTTAATTTTGATGAAATGGTAGCAAACCAAACAATCCATACCGTTCCGCAAGAAGTTATGGAGAAAGCCCTCAACGATACGGCGCAGTTCGTCTTTTCGCGTAAAGCAGAAGAAGGCGGCCCGATGTTCTTGGGCAAAAATGCGAAAGCCGTTATCGACATAATTAACAACCAAGGCGGCCCAGTTGGAGCCGTCACTGTAGGCTATCCCGGATTTATCGCTAACGCGTTGAACTTTCAGTATCGCTACGGCCCCGGCATGTTGAGTGCTTTAACCAAAAAAGGTCGAGAAAAAGTCATGAGCGGCGACACCGCCGTTTTGTCGGAAGGCATAATGGGCTTGGCGATGGTCTACGCCGCTATGCAATTTCAAAAGAGCGAGTACGCAGGCAGCAAGTGGTACACCGCCAAGATGCCGGACGGAACCGAAAAGGATTTGCGTCCGGTCTTTCCAATGCCGTACTACTTATTGCTCGGCGATCTTATCAACCGATACAACGACGATACTCTAGACCAAGCGTATAGTTCCGCCGACATCTTGCAGGGTTTCACTGGTGCGCAGTTTAAGGCTGGCGCGGGCCTATATGTCGCAGACGAACTTATGCGCGATCTTAGTCGCTCAGGGACCCTTAGCGATAAAGGAATGGACGCCATCAAGAAAACTCTTGGCAGCGCCATTGGTGGGCTGATCCCGTATGGTGGGACAGTCAAAGACATTGTGGCGCAGGCCAATCCAGAGGAAGCTATTCTTCGCGATACATCTGAAGCACCGTTTCTTGGCGCAGCTTTGCGCGAAGTCCCGTTTGCGCAGACGCGTTTGCTTAACCTGCCGGAGCAGGAGTACGCAGCTAAGGCAGGTCCCGCGCAGACGGTAGACCCATTACTCCGTCAACTTACGGGTCTGGCCACAAGCAAACCTGCGAACATCATCGAACGTGAGATGCGCAGCCTTGGCCTAGACGAACGCGATCTGTACCAAAAGGAAGGCTTCTCTGCTCTTGACCGCCGCCAGCGTCAGGTCATGGGTGACTACGCCGAGTACAACGCCCCAGAATATTTCAATTCGCCGGAATACCGCAATGCGGATAAGTTAACGCAAACCGAAATGTTCCGTGAATTCTACAAGGGTATTCGCAAAGCATCACGAGATGCCGTTAAAAACGAGAACGAAAACTTTACCGCATTAATTTGGTTTAACGACCAAAGCCGTGAAGATAAGATCAGACTTGACCGCGACTATATGAAATCGGTGGGTAAACCATTCCAAGAATACTACGCTCAGTTGGTCAAGGCCCCTATACCCGCAAACAAAAAAGCGTTTGACGCGCTTCCTGTCGGTGCTCAGTACACCGACCCCGGTGACTACAAGGTCTATACGAAAGGCAAGTAATGGC